CTCACTTAGTGGTAAGGTGGAAACACGTAAAAAATAATCTCTGTCATTATAATTATAGACAAAGCGACCACTTTGTGGTTCCTTATTCCTTGAAATATCTATATTAGAATTAAATTTTAAAAGCGAGATGATCGCGTCTAGCTCCCTATTAGAAAATTGTTCATATTTACTCAGATGGCCGTTCACCCTGAGTCGTATAAAGGAATTCCCCGACGTATGTGGGTATATATGGATATCACTGGCTCTTTTTTCTATTGCTTCATTAATAATTTGGTTCATTAATTCTTTTACATCAATAGTTATCACCCCTTTTTCCAAAGAAAAGAAAAATATAGGCTAAGTATTACCACTTAGCCTATATTAAAAAACTATTAATTTAATTTACTACATTATAACTCTATAGCCTAAGTATTTGAGTATGTTATAGATTTATATTTCTCGAAAAAGAATATCCCCTAAATCTTCTCAAAACTTCTTCTACTAATTTACAATCCTCACTATCAAGTGATTTAATCATATCAATTACTTCAAAGTGAGTATCTGCCAACTCTTCTGGTTCCCCTTTTTCAGTTTTATAGCCTACCAGTTCATCAATAGAAACGTTATATAATTTCGCTATTGATACTAGTGTCGCAACGTTTGGTTCGTTACGCCCGTATTCCCAGTTCGCATATACACCGTGAGATGATAACTCTAGTTTATCTGCTACAGTTGACATAGAGTAATTGTTCATTTTTCGAAGTTTTTTCAAGTTTTGTGCCAGTAATGTTCCTTTATTCTTCAAAGTAATCCTCCTTTCTCATCTATAACTATTATACATCGTTTTCTATAAAAAATCAAATTAAATTCAATAAGTTAAACGTAAAAGGAATAAACCGATATAACACGAGGTCGCATATTCCGTTGGTGCTAGTAAAAGATATTTTAAAGAGGTGTGAACAATACGTAGAGGGATGAGTGAATGACAGAACAAGATATTCAAGATGCATTAGGACGGCATCTATTTCTTAAAAATATATGTATACCAAATGTGATGATGAGGGATAGTGGAAAACCACCTTATGAGGCTGACTTTATCTACTTCAACTTAAACACTTTGCATTTAACAGAAGTTGAAATCAAAACTGATATAAACGATTTTAGGAATGATTTCAAAAAAGCACGTTACCATGACAATCACAATGTTATGTATTTGTATTATGCAATACCGAGAGATTTATATGATGATCATTATGAAACGATTGATGAATTGCTTGGAGATGCTGGTCTAATATTAATCGATGAAATAGATACATTTGATTGTATAGGTAATATTTATGCGTTTGGTGGCTTTGTAAAAAAAGCAAAACGAATAAAGGGTTCTGTTAAGTTGAATGAAACGGAAAAAGATTATTATATGCGGATTGGATGTATGAAATGGGTGAATAGATGAAAGTAGAACTATTTAATGATAATTTTCAAAACTTCAAGAGATATGGAATACCAAAGGCACAGTTAGTAATTGCAGATATTCCATATAATTTAGGAAACAATGCATATGCAAGTAATCCTATGTGGTATGTAGGCGGCGATAACAAAAACGGCGAAAGTAAAAAAGCTGGTAAAGCGTTCTTTAATTCTGATTACAATTTCAACATTGCAGAATATTTTCACTTTTGCAATCGGTTATTAAAAAAAGAGCCTAAAGAACGAGGACAAGCACCATGCATGATTGTATTCTGTTCATTTCAGCAAATGCCGATGGTGATTGAATACGCAAATAAACATGGGTTTAAGAATTATATCCCTATCACGTTTAATAAAAATTATAGCGCACAAGTGCTAAAAGCTAATATGCGTATAGTTGGTGCTACTGAATATGCATTGATTTTATATCGTGAAAAGTTGCCTAAATTCAATAACAACAAAAAAATGATATTTGATCACTTTGAATGGAAACGTGATAACAAGAATATCGTTCCTAATATCCACCCAACGCAAAAGCCTGTAAGTGTATTGAAACGCTTGAGAGAGATATTCACAGATGAGGGCGATGTGGTGATTGACCCTGTGGCTGGTAGCGGTAGCACGCTAAGGGCCGCAATGGAGTTAGGAAGAAGTGCATACGGCTTTGAGATTGACAGAAAAATGTATGCAAAAGCCAAAGATGAAATGTTGAGCGATGTTAAAGTACAAACAAATTTGATGGAATTTGCAAAATAAAAAGAGAGGTAAAGATGAACGAATTTCAAGAAAAAGCAATCAACGCAGCAAGAACAGTTTTATTAAATGAGTTAGATTGCAGTGCTGATAGACTAGAACCTAGTGATATGTATGTAGTATGGTTCTGTAAAACGCTAAAAAACTGGAAAGCATTGGTAAGCGGTGTATATATCAAAAAGTATGTCGAAGTTACTTATAACGGAGATAATGGAGAGACGTATGTTGATGTGTACAAGAAAGTGTGTAATCAATGCTTAAAAGATGGCGGTAATGAAGATTGCCAATAAATAGCAATAAAAAGGGGTTGCTATAGTGTGCGTATTACTGTACGCGTTGATTAAGTAAGGTATATAGATTTGAAGAACGATAGGAATAAACAATATCAACGAGCATATTGGTTAATGCGTGATTATTTAAGTTATTATGAATTAACGGCCCCAGATGGTGGCGACTTTTGGGATTGGTGGTTTAGTTAAATAAGCAAAAAAGGTAATCAGTATGATTGAGTGTTAGGGGAGAATCAGTAAATGGCTAAAAGGTATGTGAAAAAGGCTAATGAAATTCAAGCCGTACAATACAACGGCACGAACGCTATGGAAATAGTAGATTTTGTTGATGATGTGATTGGTATTGATTGGTATGAAAACGCATCATTAGAAATCACAACAGATAATGAAACGATCGAATGTTTTAAAGGGGATTATGTTGTTAAAGATCATAAAGATAAAATTAAAGTTTATGAGGCAAACGAATTTGAAAAGAATTATAGCGAGGTAGAAGATGATTAATGATAAACAATTTACGGATGAACTATTTAAACGCATGTATGATCTAGGGTATCGAAAAGCAGAAATTGAAAGTGGTGTATTGTTCTTTTTTAACGGTAAAAGGGAGCTTTTAAACTATTTCTTGCCACGTGTAATGGTGGACAGTACGTGCTTTGAGGGAAAAGACCAGTTGATTGATATTGGTGAATATCTAGGTATTGCTGATTGGTCGAAAGTGGCGGTTGATACACCTATATTGATTAAGGATTTTGACAGTAACGATTGGAAAAAACGCTATTTTGCGTACTATAAAGATGAAACTGTATATGCTTGGGAAAGCGGTGCAACATCTTGGAGTGTTGAAAATAATAGAAGAGTAGTACCTTGGAAATATGCAAAATTAGCAGGTGATAGAACATGAATAAATACTTGATTACATTCGAGAGTGGTAATTATGAAAGGACTATGAGCGTAAGTTGGATTTTAGAACATCAAATTAGATGAAAAGGAGAATTAAATAAATGAACGAAAATCAATTTGAACGAGTGACAGGATATGAAGATGCTGATTTGCCTGTTAGAAAAACAGAATATGCAGCTGGATATGACGTTAAACCTTATGAAACTGGCGTCGTATTACCACATCAAACAAAACTCATTCCTACTGGCATCAAATGCAGATTGAACTATGATGAACATATTCAACTACATTTAAGATCTAGTATGGGGATTAATAACGATGTCATGCTTGCTAATGGTACAGGTATTATTGATGCTGACTACTACAACAATGACGATAATGAAGGTCATATTATGATACCTATTAGAAACTTAGGTGATACGCCATTTGAATATAATAAAAACGAAAGATTAGCGCAATTAATTATTGTGCCATATCGCATTACGGCTAAGGATAGAACTACAAAGAAACGTACAGGCGGTTTTGGAAGCACTGGTAATAAATAATGGCGATTAAACATAAGAGAATCATTGATAAAAAAATGATTAAAACAATTAGAACAAACCATTGTGAATATTGTGGCAGACTATGTAATATAGAACCACATCATGTATTTTCTCGTGGTAGTGGTGGTGGAGATATTAGAGAAAACCTAATTCAGTTATGTAGTCAATGTCATGTAAACACTCATGCAGGAAACATGCCTAACAAAGAAACTTGTTTAAAAATCATAGCTAAAAGAGAACATACTGATGCGGAAACGATATATGTAATAAATCGTAAAGCAATGGGATATGACATATAAAAGGGGGATAATTTATAATGGGAGGTGATGCGGATACATGGAAAAAGAAGACGAAAAGAAATATATAAGAAAGGCTATTGAATATTTAAAGCCAATAAAATCATGCACCTTAGAAATACAATCAGCAAAAAGGGAGTTACAAAGATTAAGGAGTGATATCACTTCGCTAAGTGCAATAGATTATAGTAAAGATCGTGTATCAGGTGGTGGTATTAAAGAGGGGTTAGAGGCCAGTATAGCTAGGATGTTAGAAAGTGAATCTAAATGCCTTGAGAAAACAAATGCACTGATTCAGTTACGAGAGGAGGCAAGAAAACATATTGAGTGCTTACAATGCGTTGAAGGAAAGATAGCATTGATGCAAGAATATGTTAATGGTATGTCATTTAAAGGTGTGGTATCATTTATAGGGTATAGTAAAACACAGGTGCAATCATATAAAAAGGAAGCATTAATTGAATTAGGTCAAGAATTGACCCAAATAGTACCAAACTGACCCAAATAGTACCAAACTGGTATTTAGATATGTGATATTATATATGTGTGAAAATTGCCATTGAGCAATCATTCACCAAATCACTCAAAACAAAATATTAGGCTCGTGTAACCATTCAGTTATACGGGCCTTTTGTTTTGTACATATGATATATCCCCACCCACTGGTGCCTATTGAATACACACAACTCACCAATCAATGATTCATGTTTGACATCTTTGAATATATAACTACACAACCTTAAGATACACTTATACCTTGTGAGTTATGTGTATTGAGTAGGAGATGAAAGGATGTGAACGGTATGCCTAATGTAAAATGCAATAAGACTGCATGCTTAGATAATCATCATGGAATGTGTGGTGCTAACAAAATAGTAATAAAAGCTAATGGTTATTGCCGTTCATGTTCGCATGCACACCATATGATGAGACATGTGGATAGGGATGAGGCACGGCACCGTCATGAAGATGAGCGCTGCCTGTCTCATCGTAAAAATAAAAAATAAATTTTAAATATTGAATATATTATTTTAAATTTGGATATTTTTTTACGGGTCCTTCTGGCCAAGGCTGATGCCTTGCGGTGGCCGAGACCCCAAAAATTGCCTAGATTTTAATTTTTTTATGACCTTGCTAGTGATACAGGTAATGAAAGGAGGCTGATTGATAAGTGAAAATTACAGATGATTTGAAAACAGCAACGGCCTCGCAGTCGAACCTGGCAAAAGCACTTGGGCTCTCGCGTCAACGTGTTTCGCAACTGCTCCAAGAAGGGGTTTTAGCAACGGATGAAAAAAATCAGATTTTGGTTATCAAATCCGTTATCAATTATGTCAAATATAAGGGCCAATCTTCTGCTGAAGAGGTGAGTAGTTCAGATGATGCGGTATTCGAGGTTGAAAAGGCCAAGAATGAACGTGCGAAACGCAAGATTGCTGAGTTGAAACTGGCCAAAATGAACGGCGAAGTGTACTCGGCAGACACTGTAGAACAGGTGATGACAGAAATGCTTGTCAATTTGCGCACTCAATTGTTAGGATTGCCAACAAAACTGGCGCCACAACTACAGAATGTGACAAAAGAGGAAGCATATAACCTGTTAACGCAAGAAATTGAGGATAAATTATCTGAATTAAGTGAATATACGCCGTCATTATTCATGGATGGTGACGATTTAGAGGAGGATAAAGCGCCAAATTAGGCGCTTTTTTAGTGCAAAAAAGGAGGTGATAGCATGAAAACGGCAAAAGAATTGTGGCAATATGTCTCTAAAATGGGTTTAAAACCACTGCCTAAAACCAGTGTTAGCCAATGGGCTGATAATTATCGCATGCTATCACAAGGCCTTTCTGCTGAACCAGGGCGTTGGAAAACGAGTAGAGCACCATATCAAAAGGATATTATGGATGCTTTCACGCAACCTGGTATCAATCGGGTAGTGGTTAAGTCAGCGTCACAGATAGGGAAGGCTCTTGATGTAGAAACACCAATTATGACAACTACAGGATGGAAACGCATGGGCGACTTAACCATTAATGATCAAGTTTTTGATGAAAATGGTAATCCTGTTCGAATTTTAGCAGTTAGTGAAGTGTGGAATAACAGACCTTGTTATGAAATTCGCTTTTCAGACGGAGCAGTTATCATCGCTGATGAAAACCATGAGTGGTGCGTAGATACTGATAAAAAGCAAGGCATAATTATTGATACGCATACCATTAGTCAAACCTATAAAAGTGGTAATCGTAATACATATGCTATTCAGATTGCTAAGGCGTTAGATTTCCGTAGTAATGTTCGCTTACTTGTAGACCCATATACATTAGGGGTTTGGCTAGGCGATGGAAATAGTATGTCTGCTCAGATTACAACTCATATAAAGGATGTTGCGATTATCAAGAAGATTGAGGAAAACGGAGTTCGTGTAAATATCCGCCAAAAATCTACGAATGTTTTAAATACACAGCTTGAACCGCTAGAGATTGACGAAAATATTTGTCGTCGAGGCCATGACATGCGGGTCACCGGCAGAAATAGTGTTGGTAGATGCGCAGAATGTGCACGTCAAAGTGCTTTAAAATCCAAATGGAAGGGCGTTAAAGATATTAAAGTAGACCCGGTTATAAAACATTGGGATACGATGCGGAATAAGTTGGTATCTCTTGGTGTACTTGGTAATAAACATATACCAGTATCGTACTTGGAGGCATCAATAGATGACCGATGGGCTCTTTTACAAGGGCTTATGGACACGGACGGTTCGTGCTCAACTAAGGGAATTTGTGAAATAACACAAAAAAATAAACAGTTAGCAAATGATATATTTGACCTCGTAATTTCGTTAGGGTTGAAACCTACAATGCATAAGAAATGTGCAATTGCGACAAATGGGAATACTGGGAATACTAGCTTCGTGTATCGGATTACATTTACAGCATATGCAGATTCTCCTGTATTTGCTTTAAAACGTAAACAGAACCGATTGATTGATAGAGCTATTTCTACAAGAAAGAGTGAATCTAAACGACGTAGAATTATTTCTGTTAAACGTGTAGAGAATCGCAAAACAGTATGTATCGAAGTCGATAGTCAAACACATTTATTCCTAGTTGGCCGTAATCTTATTCCTACTCATAACTCGGACATAATGAATAATGTCCTAGGGCGATACGCTCACCTTGACCCATGTGCGGTCATGATGATTCAACCGACTATCGAATTGGCTCAAGATTATTCAAAGTCTCGTATCTCTCCGATGATCCGTGATACAAAAGTACTTTCACAAGTATTTTATGAAACAAAATCAGAAGACGGCGCCAAGACACGAGATGGTAAGAACACAATCTTATCTAAACTCTTCCCTGGTGGACGTCTTATCATGTGTGGGGCGAACAGTCCGGCAGGATTGGCATCGCGTCCTGTACGGGTGTTGCTTGCGGACGAAGTTGACCGCTTCCCAGATAGCGCTGGCACAGAAGGTGACCCAGTAGACCTTGCTGCAAAACGTATGACAACGTTCTGGAACAGGGTCATGGGGTTATTCTCTACGCCAACTAATGAAGGTAGCTCACGAATCGATGTAGAGTATCAAACAGGCACACAGGAAGAGTGGCAACATGAGTGCCCTAATTGTGGTGAGTACCATTTGATACGACATACTGAAATGGAATGTGAGACTGAGGAACACAAGGATGCTAAAGGTCGGAAAATTGTTGTAGTTAGTGATGTAAAATGGCGGTGCCCTGATTGCGGATCTACATTCTCTGAAGACGAAATGCGGAAAGTACCTCAGAAGTACATATCGAAAAACCCTGCTGCGTTGCATAATGGCATACGCAGTTTTTTTGTAAATGGATTCACGTCTCCTTGGCTAACCTGGAATGACATCATGCGGGAATGGTTAGAGGCTAAAGGCGACCCTACTCGTGAAAAGGTAGTAATGAATACACGATTTGGCGAATCCTATGCACAACAAGGTGCATTCGAAGACTATCAACAATTCATTAGGCGCCGTGAGAAATATGGCGCAGACCTTCCGGACGGTGTATTACTACTAACTGGTGCCGTAGATACACAAGACAATCGGTTAGAGTATGAAATCACCGGTTGGGGGTACGGCGAAGAATGTTGGGGGATATGTAAGGGCGTTATCCTTGGGGAACCTGATAATAAAGCAACATGGGATGCACTTGATGCGGTGCTTGATAAAGTATACCGATTTAAGAACGGCACAGGTCTTAAAGTGGCACGTGCTTTCATTGACTCCGGTGGTCACTACACGTCAAAAGTATATGAATATTGTGAGAAAAACTTTAGTAAGCAACGATTTGCGATCAAAGGTACGGCTGGAACACCTGGCATACCTTTAAATTACAAGATTGGTAAAGCTTCTGGAAGCAAAATTCCACTTGTAATGCTGGGTGTTGATGATGGAAAACAGCAGGTAATGAACCGATTGGCTATCGAAGAACCTGGTGCTAAGTACTTTCATTTCCCATTGGATGAAGAATTATTAGGAACTAGAGGGTACGACGAGTTATATTTCAAGGGAATTATTTCAGAACACAAGAAAAAAGTAAAACGTAAAGGCGTTATCCATGAAATATGGGAGCCTACTGCAGGGGTTCGTAATGAACCATTGGATTTACGTGTTTATAACCTAGCGTGTATGAATTCAATCCATCCTGATTGGGATAGATTGGCGGAAGTAGTCAAAGGTGGAGGCCATTCCACTACAACAGTAACTACTCCAAGAAAGAAACAAATGCGGAAACGTGTTCGCAGAGCTAGTAAAGCAGCAGATATTTAGGAGGATGTATGGCAACTAGTTATTCAAGTAAGCCAAGGCTAATTGATGTCCGATTAGAGTGGTATGTCAAAGCCGAGGAAGCAATATTGACCGGCCAAAGCTATACCATAGGAAATCGTACTCTTACAAGGGCAAATTTGGCTGAAGTAAGAAAAATGATTGATGATTTGGTAGCAAGAGGCGCCAAATTACCAGGTATGGATACCGATAATGGGCGTGGAAACAGGTCAAAACGGGTAGTTTTTAGAGATTAGGAGAGCAAAATGGCGAGAAAAAACAAGAAATTTAGCGCTAAAATAAGCACTCCGAGGGCTAAAAATAGCGGATATAGTGAGGGTGGAGCCTCTCATAATAACAAATCATTGAAGGGATATAATCCTAGAAAACTTGGGTATAAGGCTGATATTGGCGCAAATCTATCAACTTTGCGTGATAGATCCGCAGATTTAGCCATCAATACGCCAGTCGGAACGGCTGCAATCAATACAAGCACCACCCATACAGTTGGGGCAGGCCTCAATGTATTCCCTAAACCTAAATTTCAAATTTTAGGAATTAGCGCAGAGGATGCAAGAACTTGGGCTAGTAAGGTTCGCACCGAGTTTGATTTATGGGCTGAATCAAAAGACTGCGATATTTATCGCAAAAACAATTTGTATGATATGCAAAGCATCGCATATCAAGGATATCTTACCGATGGTGATAGTTTCGCCGTATTTAGAAGAAAACCAACAACACCAGATATGCCGTATACGTTACGACTTCAATTAATTGAAGGTAATCGTATAAGTAATCCGCTTACAAATTCCACATATGTTACAGGCGACCCGACTGGTGTTGAAGCGCTTAATCCAGATAATGGGAACCGCATATTGAATGGTGTAGAAATTGATACTGATGGCGCTATTGTAGCCTACTGGGTATCTAATCAAGTGCCAGGTGAACCAATTACAAGCATGTTAACGACATGGGCAAGAGTTGAAGCATACGGCAAGCGAACAAGTATTCCTAATGTACTGCAAATTAGTAATGATACTAGACCTGAGCAGTACAGAGGGGTGCCTTATTTAGCTCCAGTCATTGAAACACTTAAGCAAGTGTATCGTTACACAAATGCAGAGCTTACATCTGCCATTATTAAATCGTATTTCGCATTATTCTTTACTGAAGCCGTTACTAACTCCGGTTCGTTAAATGATATGTTGGCAGACAATGGTGTTGATGATCCAACGGAACCAGTAGTTGATGTATCAGAATACAATTTAGGCCCTGGAACATTAAATGCCTTACCGAAAGGTGTGGATGTTAAGAGCGTGGATGCATCCAATGCTCAATCTACTTTTGAAGTGTTTAGTACGCAACTCATCAAACAAGTAGGCGCAGCACTTAACCAACCTTACGAAGTACTAATGAAGAACTTCAACTCCTCGTATTCTGCAAGCCGTGCAGCAATGTTACAGGCTTGGGAAGAATATAAACTACGGCGAAAGTGGTTCGCTCGTGACTTCTGTCAACCAATCTATGAGGTATGGCTAATGGAAGCCGTAGCGAATGGCCGAATTGAAGCACCTGGTTTCTTTGATGATCCATTAATTCGTAAAGCATGGTGCAATGCTGATTGGTTTGGACCGACTATGTCAATCCTTGACCCTGTTAAGGATATGAATGGTAGTACACTTCGCGTTCAGAATGGAGTTTCCACTCGTGAACGTGAAGCAGCCGAAATGACAGGGACAGACCTTGAAGAAAACATTGCACAACTTGCGTTTGAAAAACAACTCATGGAGAAATATGGTATGGGGCTAGCTGATGCGGTAAATCCTTCCGTTGGCTCTAAATCTAAAGCGAAAGGAGGTGAAGAGGATGAATAAATTCTGGTCTGTTAAGAATTTTGTAAAACAAGATGGCACCGGTCAATCTGAATTGATTTTGTATGGTGATATTTCTGATACTTCTTGGTGGGGTGATGAAATTACACCACGTGAATTTGCAAGTGACTTGGCTAGTTGTAATGGTAATGACCTAACAATGCGCATCAACTCTGGCGGTGGTGACGTATTCGCAGCGCAAGCCATACACAATATGATTAAGACTTATACAGGCAACGTAACGGCACATATTGATGGACTGTGCGCAAGTGCAGCTACGATTATTGCATGCGCTGCCGATAAGGTAATCATGCCAAGCAATGCTTTGTACATGATTCACAACCCATCCGTATATCTAGGCGATAGCTTTGATGCGGACGGCTTAACTAAAATGGCTAACTATTTGGCGAGTGTTAAACAAACAATTGCAAACGTTTATTTGAGCCGTAGCGATGTTTTGACATCTGAACAGGTAAATACACTTATGGATGATGAAACGTGGCTCACAGCGGACGAGGCGAAATCCTACGGCCTAATTGATGAAGTGGATACGGCGATTATTGATAATGCTGTTATGAATAACGGAATGGTTATTGTAAACAAAGTATCTTGCAAGTACTCGGCCAAAAATGAAGCCAAAATCAAACAATTTTTAAAACATAAGGAGAAACCTATGACTGAAAATCAATTCATGGCAAGCTTAAAAGGTTTGCTTGGTATTTCTACAAATGAACCTGCAGAAAATACAGCAGTAACAGCAGAACGCGAACGCGTTGAAGCATTAAATGCGTTAAAAGGCAACAATGAAGTCATCAATCGTTTAGTAGATGTGGCTGTTAAAGAAGGTAAGACTGTAGATGAAGTAACACCTTTCATCTCTGCCGTATCTGATATTCCTACAACTGATAACAAAGTAGTGGACCAAATTCGACAATTAGTTATTGATCAAATGGAATCTGGTGCGGATAAAGTGGCCACTCAAGGTGCATCTACACCAGAAACCAAAGATGCAGTAGCAAAAGCTAGTGCAGTTGATGAAGTCGTAGCATTTGCGAATGATAAGAAAGGCGGTAAATAATGGCATATTTCGAACAAGTAAATGGTGTCGCAGCTGATTACCTATTAGGTGGTGGCGGTGTGCCTGTATTAACTCAAAATGTAAAAGTAGCGGTAGGCGATTATAAACGTGGCCAAGTTCTTGAAAATAAAGCTGGCACATTCCAAAAAATCGCAAGTGGTAAACCTGCAGGTATTGTGGTATCTGATACTACTGCAACTACTGACCACAATATAGTGACTGTATATATTTCCGGTCGCTTTAATCGTGAAGTATTGGTAGTTGACCAAGCTTACAAAATTAATGATCATGAAGCGGACTTCAAGGACGCTCACTTATTCTTAACTAGCATTAAATAGGGGGAACTATATAATGGCAATTGATTTCAAAGATACATTTTCCTTAATGCAAGCTGTGGAACGCATGAAAGCTCCGGCAAGTTTTTTGCTTGATACTTTCTTCCCACAAGTTCCAGCAGTAGCAACTTCTAAAAAAATCGTAGTAGAAACTCGTAAACGTGGTCGTACATTGGCACCTTTCGTATCTCGTGGTGCATCTGGTGTGAATGTTAAACGTGCTGGCTCTAAAATTGCTTTATATGAAGCACCTATGATGGGTCCTCGTACAGTTATTGACCCAGAACAACTTGACCAACGTGCATTTGCTGAAAATATTGTATCTACAATGACACCTGCTCAACGTGCGGCACAAATGCAAGCTGAAGATTTATCTTATTTGCAAGGTACAATCATCAATCGTAAAAATAAAATGGCAGCAGATTTGCTTACAACTGGCAAATGCAAAATCGAAGGCTATGCGGATGATGGTGAAACAGTTCAAGTGGATGAAATCGACTTTGAATTTGAACAAGATATCACACCTACTACTACGTGGGACCAAGCAGGCGCTGATATTTATGGCGATTTAAAAATGGCATCCGAAAAAATTCAAGAAAACGCTGGTATTGTGCCAACTGTATTAGTCGTTGGTAAAAATGTTGAAAAATACATTCTTGATAACGCATCTATTAATAAAATGTTAGCGATTCCTAATCGTGAAAACATGACAATGTTTAGTTTCGCACCAGAATACCTTTCTCCGCAAGTTCGATATGTTGGACGTATTATGTCCTTGAATATCGATGTGTATGCATATCTTGAAACATATCAAGACGATGAAGGTAAAGTAAAATCCTTTATTGGTAACGACGCTGCAGTATTAGGTGTTCCTGGTCGTGGCCGTCAACAACACGCTGCGGTAACATTGCTTAATGATGATAATCAATTTACAACATATGCAGGTATTTATGTACCTTACTACTATGCTAATAAGGCTACACAAGAATTAACATTGTCTGTATATTCTCGTTGCGTATTGATTCCTGAAACTATCGACGATTGGGCAACTATTAAAACTAAATAGGAGGTAACATACTTATGAAAATCAGAGTATTAAAGGGTTATTTAGCACATGAAGGTGAGATGTACGGCAAAGGCGAAGTAGTCGATATCAAAAAGAAAGCGATTGCATTGTCCTTACTTGAATCTGATAAGTTTGAATCTGCTGAAGATAATCCTGTTGAAGTACCGGAACCATTGGAAGTCGTTCCAGATGAACCGGAAGAAGAAATGGAATTACCTGAAGTTGATGCGGAAGTTACGGTGAAAAAATAATGCGATTTAGAGATTACCTAGAAAGCGATATTGACGATGTATTCCTCAATGAAGACGAATTCGCCGAAGGGCATAATCTAAATGGCACAGTAGCTAAAGCGGTTATTCAATCGCCAACGGCGAGGGAATCATTCTTGTCGAATGGCTCTCACGTATCAAATGACGGATTGCATGGGGTGTCTGTATTTGTGCATTGCAAATTAAAGGACATCCCTGAAATTCCATCACAGGGGAACGTATTCCGATTAGATGGTGATGTGTACATCGTTCAAAGTGCAACGGAAGAAGATGGACTTGTGTCTATCGAACTCAGAGCAGAAGCTAGAGGCGGTGTTGACGGATGGTTGAGCTAGAACTTGATAAAAGTGCAGTGAAAACAATTGAAAAAGCACTGGAAACATTAAAAGAAGATAGAGTTCGACGTGTCTGCCAATCCGCTTCAAAGCGTGCTGCAACGACTGCAAGAAAAGCAGGTACGCAAGTACTACGTAATATCTACGCCATTAAAGGTGTATCGGTCGTAAAGTCCGGTGTATCTATCAATAAATTGAATGACGGCACAGAAATGCGTATCAAAGGTGGTTATACTAGCGCTCAAAAGTACTTCAAAATTAAATCACTTAAGCGAAAAGGTGTGTTTGTATCTATTAAAAAAGGTACAGAAACAAAGGTACCAAATGGCTTTGTTAGTGCATCAGGTATCTTTATGAAACGCCAAGGCAAGGAACGATACCCATTAAAAGGGATATATGGACCAGCCTTACCGCAAATGTTTGGTAATGAAACTGTTATGAATGCCATGCAAAAAGAAGGCATGGAAATGTATGAAAAGCGCCTATATCACGAATTAGAGCGCGCGTTAGGAGGTAACTAATGACACCATTAGACGTATCAGACGGCATTGCTGCCTATCTCATGGATGAGTTGTGCAAGCTAAATGAAACCAGTGATGTTACCGCGAGCACTATTCGAGTATGGAGCGGTTTCTTACCAAGGGTGGATAATAATGCGGACTTGCACAAGTTATGCCCTGCAGTAGTAGTACGTCCGTACTCTGTTAATGATGCAGATAGTTCGACTGTAGGGATTACAGTATTGGTTACTACATTTGACGAGGCCTTAACAAAAGGCCATGTCGGACTATATCACCTCTTAGAGGTAGTGCGTGAGCGGTTACTATCTGATAATCCTGTCGCACTTAAATATGAAATTAAGGAGAATACAGTTAATACAACAATTCCTGATGATCAACCATATCCTCAATGGGTTGGATATCTTGAATTCGAAGTGTATATTCCTGTTATTCGTAGGAATCTAAATAAGATATTCACGGATAACAAATTAATTGAATAGGAGACAACGATGAACCCTGTTGTATATGTTGGGCCTTCGTTCCGCAGTAGCCGGCTAAACCAATTCATGGTATTTAGCGACGGTGCACCACTGCCGGAAGCGGAAGACCCTATTTTTATGCATTTATTCGTGCCTTTGGATGAACTCAATCAAGCAATGATTGATGTGAGAAAACAAGGCACACAATTAAATGTATTCTATGTAAACGCATTGAAGAATTATAAAGGAGTGAAGTAAATGGCCTTTTATCATGGCGTCAAAACAAGTGAGCAAGCTACCTCTGTAATTGCTCCTGTCCAAACTACTGCCGGCCTTCCAATTGTGTTCGGTACTGCACCAGTACACCTTACAGAAGACCCTAACGCAGCAGTTAATAAGCCAATCATCTGTTATAGCTGGGAAGAAGCTGTTCAACAACTTGGCTATTCTGAAGATTGGACACATTTCACATTATGTGAAGCAATGTACGCACAATTCAAATTGTATGGCGTAGCTCCAATCGTATTTGTTAACGTATTGGATCCTACAAAGCATAAGAAATCTACTACAACAACTGCTACATTGGCAGAAAAGAAATGCATTGTAAAAGCGGCAGTATTGCTTAATACATTGCAAGTATCTAGTGGTGGTCAAACTGGTGTAGCTAATACAGATTACACGGCAGCATTTGATGACAAAAATCAATTGGTCATCTCTGTTATCAAAGGTGGTAAATTCGATACAGCGACTACATTAGACCTCACATATGATGAACTCGATGTAGCAAACTTTGATTATAAGAACGTAATCGGGGGTGTGGATAGCAACGAAAAGGCAACAGGTTTTGAATTGATTGATACAATCTATCATCATTTCGGTATTGTGCCTGGTCTTATTGCTGCACCTGGATTTTCTCAAAATCCTACAGTCGCTTCTGTAATGAAAGCAAAATCTCGTGTTATCAACAACTTATTTGGTGCGACTACTTTGGTAGATATTGATACTACACAAGTTGTTAAATACACAGATGCTTACGAATGGAAGAAAGGTAATAGCTATACAGGTGAATCTGAAGTCGTATGTTGGCCAATGGTCCGCAATGGCGATTACATGTTCCATATGTCTACACACATCATGGGTATTATTGGTAAATGCGATGCATCCAATAGCGATATTCCTACATTATCACCTTCCAATAAATCTATGAACATTACAGGCTTATGCTTGGCTAATGGCAAGGAAGTAATGCTTACTCACTCCCAAGCCAACTTATTAAACTCTCAAGGTATTATGACTGCCGTTAATATCAATGGTTGGGTATCTTGGGGCAACTATACAGGTGCATATCCTGGCACGACTGATGTTAAGGATACATTTATTTGTGTACGTCGTTTCAATGATTGGGATGACCAAACATTTATCCTAACGTATTGGCAAAAAGTAGATATGCCTATCTTGCCACGTAACATCAAGACAATTCTTGATAGTGAAACAATCCGTCTTAACGGTCTTACTTCTCGTGGATTTATCTTGGGTGGTCGCATTGAATTTAAAGAAGCAGAAAACCCTACAACAGATTTGTTGAATGGTATTATTCGCTTCCACAAATACCGTACGCCTCCAATTCCAGCGCAAGAAATTGAAAGCATTTCTGAATATGATGTTTCTTATTTTAAAACGCTATTTCAAACTGTATAGAAAGGGGTAATAAATCATGGCATCTATCAATCAAGTACCGGAAGTACTTAATGACTTTCGTGTATATGAAGAAGGTTCTGACAACTGTTTAGGTGTTGCCAAAGTGGAATTACCTAGTGAATCTGTAATGACTCAAACTGTAAAAGGTGTGGGTATTGCAGGTGAAGTAGAAGCGCCAGTTATTGGCCACTACTCCTCTATGGAAACAAAACTAACTTGGAACACTCCAACAGAAACTACACACCGCCTTACAGGTGGCCGTGGCGTACGCTTAGAAGTACGTGGTGCTATCCAATGTTGGGATAGTGGTAAAGACAAATATGTAATCGTGCCTACACGCGCCGTTATTCGTGGCCGTGCTAAATCTAAAGAAAATGGCACCTATGAATCTGGCAATACTATTGATGCAACGAACACAATCGAAACTACATACTTGAAACTAGAACAAGATGGCAAGGTAGTTCGTGAAATCGATAAATACGCCTATAAAGATTCTATTTCTGACGGTACGGATTTCCTTGGTGATGTTCGTGCTGCACTCGGTATTTAGTCTGTAGAAAGGACGATCACTAATGAGTAAACATAACACTATGAACGAAACACATGAACAAACGGGTATTGAATTAGTAAAAGCTGGCCATTCCTTACAATTTGAAGGAATCAGCGGTTATACATTAATTAAATGCGAAAAGTCAGCTAAGGGTGAAGATAAAACTATTACAGTTCCGGCATTATCTATGACATATCAAGCACATGTAGCAGCTGCTGTATGCGGATGTAAAGTGGATGATATTTATAGTCTTCCGGCTGCCGATTTTACTCGTGTCTGCCTTGAGGTACAGAATTTTTTGCTCAATTCCGAAAAATAACAGACCTAGAACGGTATTTCACCGAGTGCGCGATTACATGTAGTAAATACACTAGCACACCGATGGACTACTTCATTCGAGAGCTAGACGTGGATGAGTTCATAGTCCACGTTCAGCTCATTAGTAATGGTATCGAGCGCGAGAATAAAGCAATGAAAGGGAGAAAATAATGGCCAATAAAGTCTTAGAAATGGCGATTGCCATTAAAGGTAAACTCGATGGCGGGTTATCCTCCTCCGTATCAAAAGCATCTCAGGAACTCAACAAATTATCTAATGCAATCAAGGATCAACAGGCGCAGTATAGGAAATTACAAGCTATATCGCAAAAGACTGGTAATGTTAGTGATAGAAACGCAGCAATTGCGGCTGAGCAAAAGCTAAATTCTATGTTGCAACGGCAAGCCCAGTTACGGTCTAATATTGCAAGTCAGACAGCACATCAAAACGCAATCAGTAAAATGGGCGGTGCAAGTCCTTTAGCCGGTGCTGCATCAGCTGCGCAAGGAGCTAGTGCCGCGGTAAGTGGTATTACAGGAAAGCTTGCAAGCTTTGCTATGGTCGCCGCTGGAGGCTTTGGTATTGGTGCCATTATAGATAATGTAGTTAATGCCGGTGAAGCACTTTATCAACTGTCCAATAAATTACATATGACAACCGCTGAAACATCACAATTTAAAAAAATTATGACATTAAGTGGTGTTGATGTAGAAGCAGCAGCTAAATCTTTTGCTAAAATGGATAAGACTTTGGCCGGCGGAGGAAAAAGTGCTGAAGCATTGCAAGGGTACCTTAGTCAATTTGGTGTGACCTTAACCGATGCTAATGGTAAGTTATTGCCTATGAACCAACAGTTGGATGCAATGGCCAAAGGCTATCAAAATGCAGTGGCGCAAGGGCGTGGACAAGAATTTATGCTTGAAACATTAGGGGCCAAAGGAATGGAACTTACTAAAGTCTTTGAAAATTACGCAGATGCACAAGCAGCCGCGTCACAAATCAAAGGTGTTGGCATAGATCCTAAATCGCTCCATGAAATATGGTTACAAATGAACATCTTGAAAGCGGAAGCTACACAAGTTGCATTAGGGTTGGCACAGGCCTTTATACCAATTGCTCAGCAAATATTACCGGCACTGATACCGGTATTACAAGCTGTTGTAACGTTCATGAAGGATAATAAGGAAGCTATTGCAGCCGTAGTAACCAATGGATTGAAATTGGCTTTACTATATGGTACGGCTACAAAACTGGCATCAGGCATTACAACAATTACAACAGCATTTAAAGGTGTAGAAACGGCAATGGGTGCTTTTAAAGCAGCCGGTGCATTAATAGGTGGGCCTTGGGTGATTGCTATTATGGCGATTATTGCAGTGATATATCTACTAGTAACTAACTGGGATACTATTTGTGCTACATTAACATCTGTTTGGGATAGTGTATGTTCTGGATTGAGTTCAATATGGGATAGCGTGTGTTCTGCTTTAAGTTCCGCATGGAGCGCCATTATATCTGGTATTATGACAGTAATTAATGGGTTTTTATCATTAGGCCTTAGCGTATTCAATGCGTTGAAGACCGCAATAATAGCTTATGTAAATTTATGGCTAAACTTGCCTACATATATAGGAATGGCTGTAGGAATCATTATAGGCATTATTTTACGATTGCCAGAAATTGCTGTACAAGTTGGTACTGCTGTTATATCTGCCGTCGTTTCATTCGCGACAGAGTGTTATAACTTCGCAGTTACTACATTTAGTGCCATGGTCGATGATATTTATAACTTCTTAATCAATTTACCTATGTACATGATCACTTTGGGTGCTGAGTTTGTAGCTGCGGTTATTTCGTTTGCCTCCGAGGCATATGCTACGGCTACATCATGGATTAGTAATTTAGTAAACGATGTTATTAATTTCATTATGAACCTACCTAGTGCATGTGCAGACGCCGGAGCAGGATTTGTAGCGGCTGCAGAACAATGGGCAAGTGATGCCTATAATGCTGTATTGAACTGGATAAAACAAATTCCTAGCGCCGTATCTAATGCAATTGCCGGTGCCTGGGATAGTATTAAGGCTCAATTTAGTGGAGGCTTTACAGTAGGTGTTCAAGCTGCAGGCGGTAATGCATATGCTAATGGTGGTGTTATTACATCGCCAGAAGTTGCATTGATTGGTGAAGCCGGATATCCTGAAGTAATCGTTCCTATTGATGGCAGTGCTAATGCTATGAACCTATGGCAAACGGCAGGACGGATGTTGGGCGTGAGTGGAGCACAGTCAGCTGTAGCACCTACTGTATCATTAGCACCTAGCGTACCTGTAACATCCTCATCTAGTAATAGTGGTGCACCTGTACAAATTACTTTCGCACCAGTTATTAACGCGGGTAATGGTTCTTCAACAGATGATATTTTGTCAGCATTGGATGCTAAAATGCGTGAATTTGAACAAATGATGCGCAGTTATACCGCCGGACAACGGAGGTTGAGTTATGACTAGTTATACAACAATACAAGGGGATATGTGGGATTTAATCGCTTATAAGGTGTATGGTAACGAACGATATATCAATTTATTGCTAGAAGCCAATCAAAAGCACCGTAATACGGCGATATTTTCCGCTGGTGTTGTGTTGACATGCCCAGATGTCCCTGCTGATTCATTACCTGAATTCTTACCACCATGGAGGCGATAGTATATGAGCTTACAAAAGAGCCTAGCTAAGGTCCAAAAATGGAAGAAAGACTTAACACCACAAACGAAATTAGCACGGCGGGCATGGTGTACGATTGGGTACCAACATTGGGGGAGTAAGGAGTCAAAGGACATCACAGACGATATTAGTAAGTACCTTCTTGATGTAACTTTCACAGATAATCTTTCAGGGACTGTAGATGATGTGGCTATCTCATTAGAGGATAGGGGCCGTCTATGGGTCGGTGATTGGTATCCTGTGAAAGGATCATTACTAGAAGTCGCTATTAATACAGTAGCATGGGAGAAATTAGGGGATGAACAATTTACATTACCAATCGGCAAATTTGAAATTGATGAATTCGAGGGAAGTAGTCTTCCTGATGTAGTCAAAATCAAAGGTGTCGCTATTATCGGTAGTACTGACTTACGGGAAAAAAAGAAAGACAAATCGTGGAAAGCCACAACGCTGAAAGCGATTGCTACCGAAAAGGCAAAAGATAATAAGTTAAAGCTAGTATGGGATGCTGATTTTGACCCACCGTTAAAAGATGCCTCTCAAAGTGCTGAATCAGACCTCGCATTCTTGCAGAAACTATGCAATGATGCGGGGTTTTCTCTTAAAGTATCCACTGAACAGTTGATTATATTCGATGATTACAAATACGAAAATGTGAAGCCTAAAGTTATAATTCGTAGACCAGGTGGCCAGTATCAACCTGTACAGACTAAAGAAGGTGAACAACCGCCTTTGATTATTACTAGGGCGTTATCTTATTCATATAAAAGTAAAACTCGTGAGGTATATCGTGCATGTCATGTGAAATACACCAATAAGGATAAGAAAACTGTGATTGAGGATACGTTTGAAGATCCTGACCGTAAGGGCCATACGTACCTTGCTGTATTAGAGGTCAATGAGCAGGTAAAAGACAAAGCGGAGGCAAAGAGATTGGCTAAAAAGAAGCTAAGAGAAGCTAACAAGGAAGCCGATACAATGTCTTTTAGTTTCCCTGGCAATCCTCTTATTATGGCATCGGTTACGGTTAAACTCGAAGGATTTGGGGTATTCGATGGTAATTATTTAATTACGAAAGCAACGCATACATTAGGGGCCAATTATTCAACGTCGATTGATGTAAGGAGGTGTTTAAATGGCTACTGATATATTATCTGCATTAGCAGATATGATATTCATTGGAAATGTTTCAAGTACAATTCCTGAAGAAGGTAAAGCCGTTGTTACGCGCCTTGATAGAGAAGGTGTTGTTACGGCGCCACTATCTGTAATTAATCGAGGTGCAGCACATGATAAGGACTATTGGATGCCGGCTATTGATGACCAGGTATTGTGTATTATGTTACCTAATCGGTCCGGTCGTGGTTTTTCTGATGGATTCATTATTGGCACATTCTTTAGTAGTGCGGATCCAACTCCAGATGGTGCGGATAATGGTAAACGTGTGCTCACTGTTCCTGGAGATATGACTCTTAATATTGGTGGCACGCTATCTATCAATTCAAGTGGTGGCGATGTGGTGGTCAATGGTATTTCCTTAGTTCATCATGTGCATGGTGGTGTAGAGTCTGGCGGTTCTACAACATCAGGACCAGAATAGGAGGTATGAATGTATATCGGTTATTTAGCAGATATAGTCTTTTATACCGCATTAGATAATGTTCTTACTGTATCAGATGTTACGCGTTCAGGTAGTGCTAGATGGGAGAAACACAATCTAATGCTAGAAAAGCCTGTTAAACAATTTAGTGGGCCGGACGTGGAACAAATTACATGTAAGATTCTTATTTCTGCATCACTTGGCCAATCTCCAGATAGTACGGTTAAGAAGTTGAGAAAGTATCGTGATACAGGGGCTGTATTACCATTTATTATCGGTGGCAAGCCTGTTAGTCAAAACTACTTCGTTATCATGTCTATGAGCGAAGATAGTCTATTCACGGATGCATATGGGAAGACCCAATCTATTGAAGTATCGCTAACGCTTGAAGAATATCCGGACAAGAACACAGTAGAAGAAAAATCCATGCTTAATCAATATGGTCAGAAGTTCAATAAAGTTAATACGATATTGAGGAGGTTCTAGCCATGTCAGCAACGTATGAAATTAAACCAACCACGGACAATAGAATATCGCTAGCACCTGAAAGTGAAGTCGCTGAGATTTTGCAGAATGTGCAAACGATTATTTCTACTGTTCGAGGTAGTGTGCCATTAGATAGGGAATTTGGTATTGATGGTCGTATTATTGATATGCCTATCCATCAAGCACAAGCACATCTATCTAATGACATATTCCAGCAAATTAAAAGGTACGAACCACGTGCCAAAATTAGTGATATATCATTTACCGCCACACAAAATGGGGCGTTGATTCCGAAAGTGATGGTGACTGTATGAGATTATCTGATTTACCTAATGTTGAGTTCTTTAATACTGATAAAGAACACGTTCAACAAAAGGTATTTGATATTTACACAACAATAACAGGGCGAACCTTGGGAGAGGGCGACCCTGTTACTTTATTTTTAAATGTAATTTCGGAAATTATTATCCGATTATTAAATGATGCAAATTATGCAGCGAAACAAAATTTGTTAGCGTATGCAGAAGGCGATAACTTAGACCACGTCGGAGCGGTTCCTGCTGCCGTTGAGCGATTGCAGGCAACAAAAGCGACTACTACTATTCAAGCTACATTGTCAGCAGTGCGTACGAACTCTGTTATTATTCCAAAAGGTACAAGAATATCCACAGAAGGTGGCGAATATTTTGCTACTGTTGAGGATTTGGTGATTTTACCAGGACAACTCAATGGATCCGTAAAAGCAGAAGCACAACGCACAGGTGCTCAAGGTAATGGGTTTAAACCAGGTGAAATAAGTACAATTATTGACCCTATAGCGTATGTGGATACGATGAGTAACACCACATTATCTGAAGGTGGTTCCGATAAAGAGGATGACGAAGCCTATCGTGAACGTATTCATGAGGCGCCTGAATCATTTTCTGTTGCTGGCCCTGAAGGTGCATATGAGTATTTCACGAAATCAGCATCACACCTTGTGGCCGATGTAGGTGTATCCTCTCCACATCCTGGGGAAGTTAATATCTATCCATTACTATCTGGTGGCGGTATTCCAGGACAAGAATTACTTAAGACTATTACGGATTATTTATCTGATAAGAAACGTAGACCGTTAACAGATAAGCTAACTGTATTAGCCCCTACTACTACGCAATATAACATCGATGCTAAATACTACATTGAAAAAGGCGCCGATGCAACAGTGGTAAAAGCTAAGGCAGATAAAGCCGTTAATGACTACGTAATTTGGCAAAAATCTAAATTAGGCCGTGATATAGTGCCTAGCCGATTGGTGCAAATGCTCATGGATGTATCTGGAATTAAACGCGTTGAAGTGACTGCTCCTGTATTTACTCCGATTGCAGAACAAAGCGGTGTGGCAGTAGCCAATACAATCGCCGTAGTGTTCGCAGGAAGTGAGGAAGAATGATACGTGATAGTAAGTATACAAGTGCAGAACATCTTCCTTCCTCAATCGATAAAGAGCCAATCAAGGCCATAGCGAAAACGTGGGATGATACACTAGCCGAATTCATGAATACGAATACGCTGTTATTGTGGTCATCTATTGATAGTGAATCAGAGAGTGTCATTGATCATTTAGCGTATCAACTTCATGTTGATGATTATGATAGCGGATTACCAATAGAAACTAAGCGTGAATTGGTGAAGAATTCAATTGATATTCACCGCCATAAGGGAACACCTTACGCAGTCGAGAAGGCTGTACAGACAGTATATTCTGACTCGAAAATTGCAGAATGGTTCGAGTATGGAGGAAGACCTTATTATTTTAAGGTTACGTTAATTACGGCTCCATTAACTGGCGAATCAGATATAGCTAAGCTAGTACGAGCAATTAATACAGCTAAAAATGTACGGTCCTGGCTAGATGGTATTGAGTTTATTCGACGAATTAATTTTAATAAATATTTCGCCGGCTGGTGTGGGGTATCTAAGAAAGTGAATATTAAGTGTAATTTCACGAATGCATGGCGCATTAATTTGAATACCCATGTAACGTCTTATACGGTTGAATCGAAGAAAACAAAGATTAATGTAGCGCTAGACAATAGCGTTAGATAGGAGGAATATATGGCAGAATGGTCAAATGCAACCATGACTGATGTTGGCGCGGATTTGCAAGCAAAGGTAAATGCAGGCAAAACTAAGCTGACATTCACTAAAATCAAAGTAGGTAGTGGTGTTAATGCAACGAATCCATTAGCATTAACTGATGTAATCTCCCCTAAGTGGGAGACTACTAATTTTGTAGTTAAGCAAGAAGGAAAAATCGTTAGCGTAGATACCTTTATAACTAATACTGGCATACATGAAGCTTTCCGAATGTCTGAAATTGGGCTGTTTGCTCAAGATCCTGATAAGGGTGAAATATTGTATGCATATCTTACAGACCCTGAACCAGACAGAATGCCAGCAGAAGGTGGATCTGTAGTTGTGTCCCAGGAATTAACTATAGGAATGGTATTTAGTAATACAGGAAATGTATCGCTAACTGTTAACATGGGGGCATTAGTAACGTATGAACAGCTGGAAGCGCATAACTCCGATGAACATGCACATGACAAAAGGTTTAATGCAATCATTCAGCAAGTCAATAATATGATTACACCAACAGATGAAAGCGATAAACAAAGCCTAGCACCTACACTAGCACTGGTAAAAACATTGCTTTCTAATTTGAATATTAAAAATTCAAAAGATGTAATTAAAGCATTAGATACAGAGACTTTAGCAAGCTTAGGTGTGAGATATGATTTCAGTAATGTAAATGCGTGGTATATCTGTTTGGGCAAGCTGTTTGGGAATTTAATTATCCAAGGGGGATACTATGGAGAAACAGATGGTACATCAAATCCATGGTCATTTCCAATTGCGTTTAAAAATAAACCATTTTATGTAAATGGTTCTGCTGATTTAAGTAGTAAATCTGCATATGATTTTGATAGGCCAGCATGGGCAATGGCCATTAACAATACGCAATTTTTATGTAGTATTAATTACGATAAAACTGGGACAACTGGATATAGACAGGTTAGAGTATTATCTATTGGAATTTGACCAAGGGGGAAATGATAACGATACACAGGCCTATTACGATATAGGAAGTCAGCAAAGGCAAGAGCAGTTTACTTTCCCAATAGCGTTTAATTCTAAGCCATTATATGTACATCCATATGCAATTAATAAAGTAGAATTAAGGCATTTATCACGAATTGGATTTAGTGATAGTCAAATTACATCAACTGGATTTGCAGCTGTTATCAGTGAGAATAGTAATGCTATAGAACAAATCAAAATGAGATATATTGCTTTAGGCGTTTAAACACCCACAACACACCATTCAACAATCGAGTCAGCTTTTAACATTGTTTGGTAACTTGAATGTACTTCATAATGCATATTTGTATTGGAAATTCTTCTTGTAACAACACTTGCTCCAGAGTTTCCCCAAAACACTGATGCATCACTAGCAATAATCCCAAATGTATGGAATAGATGGTTGTTTGTAAAAGCAATCGGAAATATAACTTTATTTGTTGTTGTTTCTAAATTGTTAGGATCTGATTGCTTTTGCTCTCCAGCCTTTTGTTTTCCCCCTTGGTCATTTAAGCATTTCAATGGCCTTGCGTAATTGTCTAAGTGATTTATGGGTATAAACACCATCAGTAACATTAGATGAAGCATGGCCTAGCAATAGTCGCTTAGCATTGTAGTTAGCACCTACATCATCTAATCTAGTAGCGAATGAATGACGGCAATCATGGGGCGTGTGTTTAGCATTAATAGTATTCATGGCTAATTTAAAGGAGTGCGAAAGAGAAACATAATTACGTTCTTTTATGATCCATTTATTAGCTAATCGAGATTCAATAAAGGGCCATACGCGAGGATGAATGGGAATGATGCGGATACCTGCTTTAGTCTTACTGGAGGTGATTTTTAAATATCGTTGCTTTCGATTTATATCGGTGCTTTTAAGATTAATTAATTCACTAGCACGCATTCCAGTGTATAAGAGTATTAAGGGCAATTCTGCATTGAGATTCCATAAGCGGTTAATTTGATTTGTGGTAAATACCTTGCGTGGACGTTTAGGAATATTGTGGCCAATATTCAAATATTGACTGTATGCTTTCGAGCACCAGTCATTCACAATCGCAAATGAATATAGTTGATTAAGCAAAGAGCGAACTTTCTTACATGAGGAATAAGAGAGTCCGCTCTTTAGCATATCCGATATTATATTTTGTAACTCCATATATGTGATTTCGTTGATAGGGCGGTGAGATATAGATGCTACATGATGATAGGCACATGCATATCCTTTCATGGTGTGTAATGAGACATTTAATGAATGTAACTCTAACCATGAATGATACACATCATCTAATGTATGAACATTGCATAATGCCTCCTTAGCCTCTTGATAAGAGGAATAATAACCAATAATTTTATATGCAACATAGGGGCGCTCATGGGCGCCTTTTAATTTCTCAATTAATTTCATAATAACCTCAGAAAGGAGAATAATATGTATGTATTCGTATTAGATGGAAAAGGTGTTCGCCAAACATCTTATGTAGTTGGTGTTCATGCGGACACTTTAGAAGAAACAGAAAAATTGGCAAGACAAGCATATCCGACTGCTAACATATTAACAGGTGATAGTGAAATGCAATCACAATTCATAAGCGGTAAAGTATATGTAAATGGTGAATTTGTTGATATTCCTGTAGCTGAATATGTTCTAACAAAAGAAGATAAAATTAATGCTATTAAAGCAGAATACGAACCTCGATTTAAAGTACTCGAAGAAGCTCAACGCAGATTGCTGTTGATGGGGAAACCTACTACAGCCATTAGTGCCCAATATATTAAATTAAATGACGAAATGGTAACACGTATTAAGGGGGTGCGATAATATGCCTAAATTTATCGGAGAAAGTAAAGTTCCTGTTATGGAATTCTGTAAATACTGCTGGGAAGTGCTAAACGATGACGGAACTTGCCCTACAGAGGGCTGTATCCATAATGAATTGATTGATTTAGAAAAGGAAGATGCAGATGATACCAGTCAAGCATGATATGACTGCCTATCAAGGTGAATATATTACATTAACTATTGGATGTGATTCAGTAGTTGATGCAGAAGATGTATTCGCCTGTGTTAGGCGATATAGTTGGGATGATGAAATAATAGGTAGGTTTGTTATTACAAATAGTGAACAACCACTTTCGGATGGCGAAAAAAGCAAACTCAATCTAACTTTAGACACGAATTCAATTGATAGTGGCACTTACTTTTGGGACTTATTTAAGTGGGTTGGAAACAGACCTGTTAAATGTTTGGTAGAAGGTAAGGTTATTATCAAACAAGGAATCAGTAATAGGGGAAAATAATATGAGCGATACTAATACTATTAATATTTATATGAATGCAGAAGATAATGTTGAAGTTAAAGACGCTGCACAAATTATTAAATTAAAAGGCCCAAAAGGTGATAAAGGTGATACTGGAGAACGTGGTCATGAAGGGCCTAAAGGCGATATGGGGGCAGTTGGTCCACAAGGTCCCAAGGGAGACCCATTTACCTATGCAGATTTCACACCTGAACAATTAGAAGCCCTAAAAGGCCCTAAAGGTGATAAAGGTGAGGACGGACGAGACGGCACAAGTGCCACGGCCGATAACGCTCATCAGTTATTGTTGCAAGGTAACGTATGGTGCGAAAGTGCTAGCGTTAACGATGTACTCACGGCTTTAATCGGTAATATGGGGAAGCCGTTCCCTCGTACAGTCATTAAAGCTTTAACATTTACGCAACCAATAAAAGGACAAACAGAGTTATCATTAAAAGGTGAGGACCATTATAGAGTTTGTCTTGCTAGTGGTAGCGACGAACCTGTAGAGATTCTAAACGGAACAGCAACTATCACAATCCCAGCATTCGGGAAAGATGATATTGTAGTTAATTATTTCAACATGTTAGGGGTAAAAGTATCAAGTATTACTATTACTGGTATTAAGGACTTACAATTTACTGATATTAAGGACTTACATTTTACTGACAAAAACGGAATTACTGTATTTAAAGAGGGTAACGTATTAACAATTGACCTCACAAACCAAACTGATAGAATCGATAAGAATTACGATATATCTGATCGACCAGCTTGGGTATATGACGGCGTAACAGAATTTAAGTTTACTGCTAATTCTCCTAACAAAATTATTGGCTACGCTGAAACTGGCAAAATTCCACTTAATAAGCTATATGCTATGTTAAATACAATTGATAACCCTAATATCAAAACTATTTATATCCAATACAACGATACCAATAACGATTTGACGCTACCTACAATTACAAAAGTGTATAAAAGCGTAGGCGATGGAGCATCTCGCGAAGTAACATATTTAGGCCAGCGGATTAACAGGTATCGCGTCAGTGAACTACCTCGAACAAAAGCCGACTATTTTGCAGTACTCACTGAGCCATTTAATGGATTAATTACTGGCTTCGGCAACTTCTACAAACCGGCACCGGATAATGAATAACTAATCTACAGGGGAGAACGTATGCAAGAATTAACTGATTTTATAAGCGAGGCTTGGCGAACGTTGACGGATTCGTTTGTGCTTAAAGCCTTGCTTGCTATCATCGCCGATGTGGCGATATATATGATTGGCTTAAAACATGTGCAGGTGCTAGGAATATTTATATTATTAGTGTTTTTGGACCTCATCACAAAATGGGCGGCTATATCTTATCAAATGCTCGTTGATATGGGAGCAAATGCTGACAATTTAACTGCATTAGACAAATATATATCTATTCCAGCTGCATGGGGTAAAGGGCTTATATCCTCAAAGCATATGAGAAAGCCTTTCGTTACAAAAGTTCTAACGTATTGCCTTGCTACTGGCGCCGCATGGTGCTTTGATTACATGGCAGGTCAATATGCTTTTGCCGTCAATATCGTATGGCTATATCTCGGCTCAGTGGAACTATTGAGCATTCTCGAGAATATGAGAGACGGCGGAAATTCTACCATATCAGGATTGCTTGACGTGGTTCATGCAAGAGTGGATATGATTTTAAAAAAATAATATAGTGTTAT